GTAGAAGTTGACTACAAAAAGTAAAAGCGTTCTCGGGTTCCAGGTTTCGTTGGCCAGAGACGTTGCTTATCATTCTCAGTTCGTATAGGATACTGATAGGTAAGTGCGCGGAGTTCGATCCTTAATCAGGTTCGATTCCGTATTCGTTGACAATCTTATTCCATATGTGTTCACACAGGTTGTGGAACCGTTCAGAGCATCCAGTCGCTGCAAGAGCGAGTCCAAGAGCCGAAGCTGCTAGACGTTCTAGATTCTGAAGCTTTTCAGGAAAGAAAAGATGTCGAAGAAGGTCCTCATCTGTTCGATAAGGAAATCCATTCTTGTTAAAATACCCTAAGACAGTTAGGTTGCTATACTTATCGGAAATTGCACTCTTCTTTATTCTTAGTTTTGCATTAAAGTAGAATTGCGCTGAGTCCGCGAGCTTGACTAGGAAGTCAGGTCCGTAGAGTTGATAAGTGTACTCGAAAAATGCGATTAGTGAGTCGTCACCTTGTACTCTAATCCAAAAAGATTCATGATCTATGTTGATTCCGAGCGCGGAAAGACATGTCAATATCATGATCATGTTTGCGAAGGAGTCCATCAACTGAGTTTGTTGATAGCCAGATCCAAATCCAGAGTAGCTCCATTTGTAAATGGTGCCATCAGGGAGTAGAATAGGTGTGTGCTTGATTGAATAGCACATCCATTTCCAGAGTCTCTCGATCCGTTGTGGATTTCGAGGGGTTGCTTGTGGGTAGAAAGAGGTTGGCGCGTACCAATTGAAGTCGAAGTACGATCTCCAGATACGATGAACATCATCTATCAGTTCGAAGAGCAATCGTTTGTCAAATTGCGACCAGTCGAGTGATAAGAAGGTGTTTGGTTTTCCGAAATTATGCATTTCGTTAACCAGTTTAAGCCATCCGCCTTTCATAATCTCTCTGCCCCATAGTAGGTTGCCAGTGTTGTCATTCAAGTAGATGCGTTGTAGCGTCCAAATGAACATGTTTTCGACCATTAAAAGGAGTTTTGTAGCTCCAAAAACGGCGCGAATCTTATCTGGTTCATCTTCTGCGACAACGTGTGAACGTGCGTGAAGTGTGCTCCAGTAATAAGTAATAGG